ATATGGTAATAACAATTCCGCAGAACCTTCGTTGGCTTCCCATTCAATGAAAGTATTCTGATTATTGCTTGTACACATAAAGCTTTCGCATTGTTTATTTCTGTGTTTTAATAAATGCACTAATTCATGACCGCAATCGAAGTTTTGTTCATATTCACTTCTATTCGAATTAAGTATGATAGTATCACATTTTTGACCTGGGAAAGCAATTCCACACAATCCAGGTGTTTTAAAATCTTTATATAATAAATTTGTAGTTTTGTCATTTTTACAAAAATCAATAATATCAACAGGATAGTTGAATAGTTTTAATTTTTCTCGATTACAGGCAATAAAACTATATAGTTTATCTTTAGCGTTATATTCCATAGAATAACCTCACTTTTTATTGTTTTCTCTGTGTGCTTTAAATACCGATAATATGAAATCAGCATCTTCTGAGTCAATATTATATGGTTCTAATCCTTTTCTCAATCTAAAAAAAGCTTTTGTAGATTCAGAATCAGTTTCAATGCTATCAATATTATTTTTATTGGTGAGTTCATTAACCGGAACATCAAACCCCATAAGCCAAGCTTCGGAAACATGAAGTGCTTGAGCTAATTTATAAACACGGTCTTGCTTTGGCTCAAACGAACCTTTAATATATTGGCTTATTGCAGATTTAGGGATTCCTGTTGATTTTGAGAGTTCTGTTTGAGTCATGCCGATTCTGTCTAATGCTATGCGTATGCGTTCTGCACATGATTGTTTTGACATGTAAATCACCTCTTTGCACTATAAATATATCACATAAGTTTAGAAAAATCAATAATTTTAAAGAAAAAGTTTAGAAAAATTGAAAAATAGTATTGACAAATCAAAATTAAAGGAGTAACATAAGTTTAGAAATTCTGAACATCAGAATTGAAAATAAGAAAGGAGGAGAAAGAATGTCTTTTGATTACAGTAAGCTTCTCGGACTTATGAAAGAAAAAAAGATAACGCAGGAAATGGTTGCCGAGAGAATAGGTAATACGCCTACAACACTAAGTCTTAAGCTAAATAACAAGGCAAAGTTCAGACAATCGGAAATTGCAGGTATTTGTGAAATACTTGGAATTTCAAGTAAGGATATAGGTACATATTTTTTTACTATTCAAGTTTAGAAAATCTAAACAAAGCTATATCTAACATAGAAAGGAACAAACTTATGAGCAATTTACAAACATTCAACTACAACGGAAAAGAAGTCAGAACAATCGAAAAGAATGGTGAACCATGGTGGGTATTAAAAGACGTGTGTGATGTACTTGGTATTTCACACGTTAAAGATACTGCATCAAGGCTCGATAATGATGAGGTCGGTCAGACCGAGGTCACCGACACACTCGGAAGAAAGCAACTTGCATGGTGTGTCAACGAAAGTGGTTTATACAATGTTATTCTTCGTTCGGACAAACCCGAAGCTAAGCCATTTAGAAAATGGGTTACATCAGAAGTCTTACCCTCAATTAGAAAGCACGGTGCATATATGACACCTGAAACACTTGAAGCAGCTATTTTGAACCCTGACACGATGATTCAGCTTTGCAATGCTTTGAAAGCCGAACAGGACAAAAACAAGGAATTGCAAGCGGTTAATTCTTCATTGTCAGTTGAGAACGCAATAGCAAAGCCTAAAGCAGATTATTTTGATGAACTTGTTGACCGCAATTTGTTAACAAATTTCAGAGAAACAGCCAAGCAATTGGGTATAAAGCAAAGGCGATTTGTCGATTTTCTGCTAAGCAAAAAATACATATATCGTGACAAGAGAGGAAAACTCATGCCTTATGCTCAGCATACCGAAAGCGGTTTGTTTGAAATTAAAGAGTGCTTCAACGATAAGACCGAGTGGAGCGGAACACAGACACTTATAACACCAAAAGGCAGAGAAACATTCAGATTGCTTTGCTTGGGCGGTTAAATTAAGGAGGTGAGAAGATGAACAAGCATGAATTTGCAATTGAAGCGAGAAAAGCAAAGGGCATGACGCAAAAAGATGTTGCAGATAAAGCCGGAACGACAAGAGCAGGATATTGCAATATCGAACTCGGAAAACGTCAGCCAAGTGTAAAACTTGCTAAGAAAATAGGCGCAGTGCTTGATGTTGAATGGACAAAATTTTTTGATGAGATTAATTAAGCAACCACCTAACCACCACGAAAAATAAAGAAAGGAGGAACGTGCATGAACATCACAGACGAATACGTGCAATCAAAAGATACGCTAACCACGCATGAAGCGGCGAATTACCTAAAAAAATCATGGTGGGATTTGACGGACGGGTTGAAGAACGGCAGATACAAATTCGGTACTGCAACGTGTAACCCGGGCGGCAAATACACCTACACGATTTATGCAAGGCAGGTATATAACTTCAAGCACGGCATAACTGAAATCGACCAGCAGCAGTACACGGAGCTGATTAACAGGCTTGATGATGTAACCGCCGCAATGCAAATTTGCGTTCAGATGATGCAAACGTTGATTTTGAAAAATGAAAATTAAGCGATTAGAAAGGAGTATCTACCCATGAACAAATTACAAATATTCAACAACCCGGAGTTCGGCAGTATCCGAACAACCGAAGTAAACGGAGAGCCATATTTTGTCGGAAAAGATGTAACCGAAATACTCGGTTATCAAAACGGCAATCGTGATATTATCAGGCACGTTGATGAAGAAGATAGAATAATGCTTGATTCTGAAACTCAGTACCAAAACGGTATCGAGTTAGGACAGCGGGGAGGTTGGCTTATCAACGAATCAGGTCTTTACAGTCTAATTCTTTCAAGCAAGCTGCCGAACGCGAAAAGATTCAAACGCTGGGTAACTGCTGAAGTTCTTCCTTCAATCCGCAAAACGGGCGGTTATGTCAATAACGAAGATCTGTTTATCAAAACATATCTTCCTAATGCCGATGAGCATACGAAGCAGATGTTCGGTGTAACGCTCAGAGAAATGCGGAAGCTCAATGAAAAGATAGCTGCGGATAAGCCAAAAGTCATTTTTGCCGATGCGGTAGCAACCGCAAAGACGTCAATTCTCATCGGCGACCTTGCAAAGCTGATAAAGCAAAACGGTGTTGATATAGGGCAGAAACGCTTATTCGATTGGCTGCGTACCAACGGCTATTTGATAAAAGGCGGGTCAAGCAGGAATATGCCGACACAGAAAAGTATGGAGCTTGGTTTGTTCGAGGTTAAGGAAACTACCATAAGCAATCCTGACGGCAGTATCAGAGTGACAAAAACAACCAAGGTCACAGGCAAAGGACAGTCATATTTCATTAATAAGTTTTTGCCGGCTTAACGAAAGGAGGATATCAATGCTTATGCAAATGACAAGCGAGCTTGAAAGATTTATTCATATGTTCGCGAAGCTCGACAGAGAAGATCAACACGAGCTTATCGGTGAAATGAAAGCGATGCTTTTTACTGATAAATACCAAAAGGGAAGCGCTCAGATTGTTAATTTGAGTGCTTATCAAGAAAATAATCAAATGATTCAGGAGGACTAAAAATGAGAGAGGTAAGCTTTGATTTCATTAGTGAAGTTGAAAATGCCATTATTGTTATGGAACGGGCAGAAAGCCTTTTATCTTTGCTCGCTGGAGAAATCGATGAGATACCACGCGAGCTTACAGAAGAAAATAAATGGAAAGTTGTATTCCTTACGCACAGAGCAAATATATTTGATGCACTTAATATTTCTGCGCTGAACATGATAATGCAATCAAGAAAAGCTTTAGAAGCTCAGATGGATTTGTTATCAAAACAAAAAGACCCTTGCGCTACCGACCAAAGTACATCGCAAGAGCCAAAAAACACACTCACAACAAGTGAGTAATTAAATTATAGCTCACTTATTTTTACTTGTCAAGGGAGGATAACCCACATGAACATATTAGAAGAATGCTTAAATCAACTTAACCCCGAAAAAGCACAGGCTTTTCGTAAATCCTATGAAGAATCAGAAGCGTTTCGCTTTTTGGTCGATGAGATAACAAAATGTGCAGGGGATAAAGAGGCTTTGAATTGGTTTAAAAGTATAATCGATTCTGAAAAGCGCAGAAGAAAGCTTGAAAGAGAGGTATCAATATGTGGTACATAAAAATTATAGGTATTGCCTTAATCGTGTTCATGGTTTGTATGTCTTTGTGTTGGCTTTCAGACAAAATCGAGGATTTAATCAAAAAACATAAAGGAGAATCAACCCATGAAAAACAGTAAAATTCGAAATATGCTTCTCGACATGATAGAGGAGCTTCGCGTGGAAAACAGAAAGCTTAAGGCTGAAAATCGTCAGTTGAAAGCAGATAAACAAAGCATGGAAGTTTACATCATTCAGCTTGAGGGTAAAAACAGCCGCCTTGCGTTTGATGCGCGTTATCCGCTGTTTACCAAAAGAGGTTGACATCATGCAACTAACCTTTAACGACATACTGCACCCGCCGCGAGCGAACCCGTGTGAGGGCTGCGCATATTACGAAAATGCGAAATGCACATACCCCGATACACGCCATGATTACTGCTTCGGCAAAGACAAATATAAAGCTAAAACAAACGAAAAGGAGATTTCAGACAATGGTAAAAATCAACAGCTTTGAAATTGAAAACGTGAAGCGTATTAAGCTTCTTCAGTACGAACCTGCGCCGAACGGCTTAACGCTTATCGGCGGCAAAAACAATCAGGGTAAAACCTCTGTACTTGATGCTATCGCGTGGGCGCTCGGCGGTGACAGATTTAAACCGTCTGCCGCTGTCCGTGACGGCGCGTACGCTCCGCCGCATTTGAAAATTGAGCTTTCAAACGGCATTGTTGTTGAACGCAAGGGCAAAAACAGCGACCTTAAGGTTATCGACACGTCAGGCAGGCTTGCCGGGCAGCAGCTTTTGAACCGATTTGTTGAACAGTTCGCTTTGAACGTGCCTAAATTTATGGAGGCTTCGGGAAAAGAAAAGGCGCAAATTCTGCTTCGTATCATCGGCGTGGGCGATACCCTCTATTCGCTCGAAAGAGAGGAACAGGATATATATAACAGACGCCACGCAATCGGTCAGATCGCAGACCAAAAGCTGAAATTTGCCCGTGAGATGCCGCAGTATCAAGGTGTACCGAGTGAGATTATTTCAGCATCCGACCTTATCAGACAGCAGCAGGATATTCTCGCTCAAAACGGTGAGAACCAGCGTAAGCGCGACCGTGCCTTTGAGCTTCAAGCAGAACGCAACAGGCTTGCTCAAAAGGTCAATTCACTTCGCGAGGAGCTTGAACGATACGAGAAACTGCTAATTGAAAAAGACCGTGAAATGACGATTGCTTTCAAAACAAGCGAACAGCTTCAGGACGAAAGTACAGCCGAGCTTGAAGAAAATATTCGTCAGATCGATGAGCTTAACCGTAAGATCCGCGCGAACCTTGACCGCGAAAAGGCTGAAATGGACGCCGAAGAATACCGCAAGCAGTATGAATATCTTACCGATGAGCTGTCAGAAGTCAGACAGAAGAAAACGGATTTGCTCAAAAATGCAGATTTGCCGCTGTCGGAGCTTTCAGTAGAAGACGGCGAGCTGGTGTATAAGGGTAAGAAGTGGGATTCAATGTCGGGTTCGCAGCAGCTTCAAGTCGCAACAGCTATAGTCAGAAAGCTCAATCCCGAATGTGGTTTCGTTCTTTTAGATAAACTCGAACAGATGGACGAAGAAACACTTCGCAATTTCGGACAGTGGCTTGAAAATGAAAACTTGCAGGCGATTGCAACACGCGTAAGTACAGGCAGCGAATGTTCAATCATCATTGAGGACGGAACGGCGGCTGAACCCGAACCGATAAGTAAATACGGCGCATTTTAATTAAAAAAGGAGCGATATTCATGAACATTACATCAGGAAAAATTCAGTCGGCAAAAAAGGTTGTCGTATATGGTCCCGAGGGTATCGGTAAATCAACCATGGCGTCAAGATTCCCCGACCCGATATTCATTGACACCGAGGGCAGCACAAAGGACCTTGACGTAAAGCGTTTTGATAAGCCGTCAAGCTGGGAGATGCTGAAAAGTCAAGTTGCCTATGTAAAAAGCAATCCGCACATTTGCAAAACAATCGTCATTGATACCATTGACTGGGCAGAACAGCTTTGTATTAATGAAATCTGTTCTAAATTTGACAAAAACGGCATTGAGGATTTCGGCTACGGTAACGGTTACGTCTATGAAAAAGAAGAATTTGCAAGGTTTTTGACCCTGCTCGACGAAGTCATTGAAAGAGGCGTCAATGTTCTTCTGACGGCTCACGCACAGCTTAGAAAATTTGAGCAGCCCGACGAAATGGGCGCATATGACCGCTGGGAGCTGAAGCTCGGCAAAAAGACTTCTTCGCAAATTTCACCGCTTATCAAAGAGTGGGCAGATATGGTGCTTTTTGCAAACTACAAAACCTTTGCGGTGTCTACTGACGATAAGGGCAAAAAGTTCAAGGCGCAGGGCGGCAAGCGTGTTATGTATACCGCTCATCACCCGTGTTGGGACGCAAAAAACCGAAACGGCTTGCCCGATGAGCTGCCTTTTGAGTATGACGCGATTAAGCATATATTTGAAAATCAGTCGATTCCCACGGAGAAAGCGCCGATAATACCGAACGAGCATGAAACCTGCCGAACGGTTGCTCACGCTGACTTTGACGAAATCATTGACGATTATGAGCCGCCGCAAGCAGAACCGCAAAGCGATATCCCGAAAGCGGTTGCCGACCTTATGGCTATAGACGGTATCACCGCTGAAGAAGTGCAAAAGGTTGTGTTTGCAAGAGGACAATTCCCTGCCGATACACCTATCCAAAATTACGGCGATGATTTCATAAACGGTTGGATTGTGCCTTATTGGCAAAATCTTGTGGATTATGTAAAAACAAATTTAAGATAAGAGAGGTAAAAGACAATGAATAATAATTTTACAGAAAGAGCCTTTGATTGGGACGATGAAATTGAAAACGAAAGCAGTTACACAATTGTGCCGGAGGGCATATATGATTTTGAGGTAACAAAATTTGAGCGCGGTACACATAACGGCTCGGACAAGCTTCCGCCGTGCAAGAAAGCAATTCTGACAATCCGCGTCACAAACGGCAAGGACAGCACAACGATTATACATAATCTGTTCCTGCACAGTAAGTGCGAAGGTATCCTGTCAGCGTTTTTCATTTCAATCGGCGAGAAAAAGCACGGCGAAAAGGTTCGTATGAACTGGAACAATGTCACAGGTGCAAAGGGCAGATGCAAGGTGTACGTTGATACCTACAAGGGTGAGCAGTATAACAAGATTAAGTCCTTCCTTGAGCCTGAAAAGGCGGCAACACCCGAAGCTAATGTATTTTCTTCATACGGTGGGTTTTAAGTGCTTGCGCACGGCTCGTATTGCGGGTAAATAATTACAAAGCCGTAAGCGTTTATCCGCATAGAAAGGAAAGAAGCTAATGGAATTAAGACCGTATCAAAAAGAAGCAAAAACGGCTGTTTTCAAGCAGTGGGCAAGCGGTGTTCAGAAAACTTTGCTTGTCCTGCCGACAGGGTGCGGAAAAACAATCGTCTTTGCAAAAACAACGGAAGATTTAGTAAAAAACGGCGAGCGGGTTTTAATACTCGCTCACCGTGGAGAACTGCTTGAACAGGCTGCCGACAAAATTGAAAAAGCAACAGGTCTGAAATCCGCAACCGAAAAGGCAGAAGAAACCTGTTTAGGCTCATGGTACAGGGTGGTTGTCGGTTCTGTTCAGTCGCTTATGCGTGAAAGCAGGCTGTCACGCTTCCCGAAAGACTACTTCGGTACAATTATTATTGACGAAGCGCACCACGCTATTTCAAGCGGTTATCAAAGGGTACTTGAACATTTTGAAAAAGCAAAGCTGTTAGGTGTAACTGCAACGCCGGACAGGTCTGACATGAAAAATCTCGGTCAGGTGTTCGAATCGCTTGCTTATGAATACACCCTGCCGCAGGCGATAAAGGAAGGGTATCTCTCACCGATTAAAGCCATGACAATACCGCTGACGCTTGATTTAAGCGGTGTTTCCATGCAGTCGGGCGATTTTAAGACAAGCGACCTTGATACTGCTCTTGACCCGTATTTGTATCAAATTGCCGATGAAATGGCAAAGTATTGCGCCGACAGGAAAACGGTAGTATTTTTGCCGCTTATCAAAACAAGTCAGAAATTCAAAGACATCTTAAATGAAAAAGGCTTTCACGCAGCGGAAGTCAACGGAAGCAGCGATGACAGAGCAGAAGTATTGCAAGACTTTGAAAGCGGAAAATACAATGTGCTTTGTAATTCAATGCTTCTTACCGAGGGGTGGGATTGCCCGTCAGTTAATTGTATCGTTGTTCTGCGCCCGACAAAATCACGTGGACTTTACTGCCAAATGGTCGGCAGAGGTACAAGGCTTTGCGAGGGCAAAGAGGATTTGCTTTTGCTCGATTTCCTCTGGCATACAGAACGGCACGAGCTTTGCCGACCTGCGCATTTGATTTGCCAAAGCGAGGAAGTCGCAAAGAAAATGACAAAGAACCTTGAAGAAAACACGGCAGTTGCTTTTGACATTGAAGAAGCGCAGGAAAAGGCTTCAAGTGATGTTGTTGCCGAACGCGAGGAATCACTTGCAAAACAGCTTGCAGAAATGAGAAAACGCAAGCGCAGGCTTGTTGACCCTCTGCAATTTGAAATGTCAATTCAGGCTGAGGATTTGTCAGGCTATGTTCCGTCATTCGGCTGGGAAATGGCACCGCCGAGCGATAAGCAGAAAGCGACACTTGAAAAGCTCGGAATTTTGCCCGATGAAATTGACAACGCAGGAAAGGCGCAAATGTTACTTGACCGTTTAAACAAGCGCATAATGAGCGGACTTACAACGCCGAAGCAGATACGTTTTCTTGAAAGCAGAGGCTTTACTCATGTTGGTACATGGCAGTTTGAACACGCAAGAAAACTCATTGACCGCATTGCCGCTAACGGCTGGGTAGTGCCGAAAAGCATAACACCTG